GATTTCCCGAGTGGCACCCGCACGACCGTGACCGCTTGCTGCGCTTCAAGCTGAAGTACCGCTTCTGGGGTACCAGTCAGGAAGGCACCCGGCAGGTATTCACGTACACCGAGATCCTCACCGATGAGTGGATCGAGGAGTACGTCAACGACGAGCTGCTCGACTCTAGGCCGAACCCACTAGGCGTCATTCCAATCGTTCACATCCCGAATGTGACGGTGTCCAGCAGCCCGTGGGGTCTGTCGGACGTCGGGGACATCCTTTCGTTGAACCGCGAGTACAACGAAAAAGCGACCGACATCAGCGACATCATCAACTACCACGCCGCACCGGTCACCATCATCACAGGTGCGAAGGCGTCGAACCTTGAGAAGGGCCCCAAGAAGGTCTGGGGTGGCCTACCGAAGGACGCCAACGTCTTCAACCTGGAGAACGGCGTCGATCTCGCCGGGCCCATCATGTGGCTTGAGAACGTCAAGCGCGCGATGCACGAGATCACTGGAGTGCCAGAGACGGCGCTCGGCCAGGTGCAAGCGATCTCGAACACATCCGGTGTAGCTCTGGCTGTGCAGTACCAGCCGATGATGCAGCGCTACAACCTGAAGAAGCTCAACTACTCGGTGGGCTTCAAGAAGGTCAACGAGATCGCTCTCCGGACGCTATTCACCTTCGAGCCTGACACGGTCAACTACGACCCCAACACCGAAGGCATTCTGCAAGATGGTCAGCCGACGTCCATCGACCCAGCCGATCCACTCATCTACCTCGTCGAGTGCGAGTGGCCACCACCACTTCCGGTCGACACCCTCATCAAGCTCCAAGAGATCCAGCTCAAGATGATGCTCGGCCTCGAAAGCAAGCGCGGGGCGCTCAAGGACCTTGGTGAAGAGTTCCCAGACGAGAAGATGAACGAGATCTACGAGGAACTCATCCAGGACGCTAAGGAGCAGGGCGCGCTCGATCTTATAAACGCGCAGATTGCTTCTAGTATCTTGGCATTGACGGGCATTCCTCCTGCAGGAATGGAACCACCGCAGCCAGCAACACCAGGCCCCGACGGTGCAGCCCCGCCTCCTGCTCCAGGCCCCGGCCCCATCGACATGCCGATTAACGTCGCAACGATGTCAGGCGAAGCCTCTCAGCAGGTCCTCACCGAGCTTGTCACGAAGGCGTACGGCGCGAAGCAGATCCCTCTAAGGGCTGCGCCAGACAACGACTGACAATCACCAACACATACGTGGCACATTCGTAGAACGCTTCACTGGAGTCAATATGCGTACTAACGCGCCTCTTTCCGTAGCCCCAGGCACGGTCCTCGGCTTTCGTAAGAACGGCCGACCAATCCTCCCCATCGCTGGTGGATCCGAGCCTGCGCCGGAGCCGGTAATCGTCGTTCCGGCGGTTACACCCCCTGCACCTCCGGCAAACAGCGCGGGGGACAAGACCTTCACCGTTGCGGACCTAGAAAGGGCTCGCAAGGAGGAGAAGGACAAGCTCTACAACGAGTTGCATGGCACTCGTGAGAACCTCAAGACCCTCCAGGACGAAGTGGCGAAGTTGACGCAAGAGCGCGAAGCCAAGGCTGCTGCGGAGCAGAAGGCTCGTGACGATGCAGAGGCCGCTGCACGCAAGAAGTTCGAGGAGGAGGCCTCCGCACGAGAGCTGCTTGAGCAGTACCGTCAGGAGACCGAAGCACGCATTGCTCAGATGGAGCAAGAGCGTCTGCAGGAGCGAGCCTTCCTCGAAAAGGAGAAGGAGTTCGCGACCATCCAGGCGTACATCACCAAGCGCGCCTCCGAAGAAGTCAACAAGACGATTGCACCGGAGCTAATCGACCTGATCTCCGGTAACACACCTGAACAGATCGAAGCAAGCATTACTACCTTGCAAGCGAAGTCTCAGGCTATCGTTGAATCAATGCGGCAAGCTCAGCTTGACCTGCGTTCGCAGCAACGCGGAGTATCCACCGCTGGATATGCCGCGACGGGACCACTGGACAACAACTCGGGCACCCGTTCGTTTACAGCCGAAGAAATACGAGACATGCCGATGGCGGAGTACGCACAGTACCGCGCGGCACTCATGGGCTCGGCGTCCCAGAACCAACAAAACCGTGGACTGTTCGGCTAAAGGGCCGACCACTTCTAAAGGACATACATGCCGTCAGCAATCACGGGTACGCCAAACCTGAGCGCTAGCCCAACCTCTTACTCTGGTGCCAACTCCACCCTGGGACAAGCAATCCAGACCATTTGGTCTAAGGAAATCCTGTTCCAGTCAATGCCTATTCTGAGATTCGAACAGTTCGCTGTGAAAAAGACAGAACTGGGAGTTCAGCCAGGGCTACAAATCAACTTTATGCGTTACAACAACCTCGGCAAGGCTGCGCAGCTTGTCGAAGGCGTGCGCATGACCACGAACGCCCTGAGCGCTTCGCAGTTCAGCATCACCGTAGCAGAGCAGGGCTACGCTGTCGCGGTCTCCGAGCTTCTGCTCAACGCGTCCTTCGACGACGTGATGGCCTCCGCGTCCCGCCTCCTGGGCCGCAACATGGCGCTGTACCTCGACGAGAGCGCTCGTGACACCCTCCTGCAGGCCTCCAGCACGATCTTCGGCTACAACCCGCCGTCGACTCCGCAGGGCTTCAACTGGTACGACCACGGCACGGCAGCAACCACCCGTGACGGTCTGACCGGCAACTACTACTTCACCCCAGCGGTCATCAAGGACGCGGTGGAGACCCTGGCGACCAAGAACGTTCCTCGTCTCGGCGAGACCTACGTCTGCTTCGTCCACCCGCACCAGAGCCGTCGTCTTCGTGACACCCCCGAGTTCATCGAGGTCACCAAGTACGCAGCTCCAGGGAACTTCCTTTTGGGCGAGATCGGTCGTCTGAACGACGTCGTCTTCATCGAGACCACGCAGGTCGCACAGACCACGAACGCCGGAGCGAGCCCGGTCTACCGCTCGATCTTCATCGGTGACAACGCCTTCGGTCACGCTATCTCCCTCCCTGTGGAGCTTCGTGACGGCGGAATCCTCGACTTCGGTCGTGAGCACGCCCTCGCCTGGTACGCGATCTGGGGTCTTGGTCTCATCACCGACCAGTCCATCTTGGTCGCAGAGACCAACTAAGCAGCACCTTCGGGCTCGGAGGGAATCCACTACTCCGGTTTCCCTCCGGGCCCATCTCTTTGTAAGCACTGCACACGAGTCCCATTCGGAGAATCCAAATGCCCCCAGCAAAGAAGCGTCCCGGCGACATGACCGGACGTCAGGCCGAAATCCTTGCGGCCGAAAACAAGGAAGCTCTCGAAGCACGAGCGGCTGAAATCAGCCTCATTCAAGAGGTAGACCGCGAGTCGCTTGACGAGCCCATCGACCTTACCGGTGGTTCGGACCCCGACGAGGTCGAAGACATCGACGACATCATCGACGTCACCACTCCCGTAGAGGTGGTGACCGCGCCGCCAGCAGCTCCTGTCGTGGAACGTCGTGCAGATGTCCATGTGGAGAAGCCCAAGCGCACCTTTCGTGTGAACACCGACATCGAGAACATGACGTTCGGCGTAGGCACGAACTACAACTTCAAGGCTGGCCAGAAGTACACCGTCGACAAGGCTCTCTTCGACCACCTCGTCCGCCTCGGATACGTCTACAACGTCATCTGAGACCTAGGAAAGACACATGCCAGGATTCTCCTCTGACCACTCTGGTGGCAAGCAGCTCGACGCCACCACACTTCGTGGTACCGGAACGTCTTACCTGGCGCTGATTCTCAGTACCCCAGCGCACGACTCCACGCTTGCGAGCATCACCGAGCTTGCGCTGAGCGGATACTCTCGGCAGGCCGTCACATGGACAACCCCGGCGTTCGATACGAACTCCGGGGCCATGTTGACGTCCAACAGCAACGTCATCGACTTCGGCCCCTTCTCGGCGGATATGACTTCGGTCTCCGCATGGGCCATTCTTGTAGATGCGGCATCTGGAACGACGGGGAACATCCTCTACTGCTTCCAGCTCGATCTGTCTCTAGAGGCGACGGCTGGAACTCCGATTCAGTTCGACGCAGGAACGCTGAACATCTACTCCTCGTAAGGTTCACCGCATGGCCGAGCTTGTCGACCTGATCGCCCGTACTCGGATTGAACTCGGTGACAAAGGGGAACCCTTCCGCGCCGTATTCCTCGGCGACGGAGCAACGGTCGACTACGACCTCCCTGCGACCAACGTCGCCTCCGAGGGCCTCAACGTCTTCACCATGAACGGCACGACGACGAAGGTTCTTGTCGAAGGCACCGACTTCACCCTCGACCAGGACAACGGCTACCTGCTCCTGACGAACCCTCTCGCAGACGGTCTGACCCTCATCTGCTCGGGCACGCGCTACGGCCTGTTCTCCGATCAGGAACTGGCTCTCTACGTCCAGGACGCGCTCGACCAGCACACCGCCAACCGCACGGTCACGACGCGGTACAAGAACTCTGACGGCTTCATCAAGTACGCCGAAGTTCCGCTCACGATGGACAACCTCCCCTTCATCGAGGAGAAGCCAGTCTGCGTCCTCGCCACCATCGAGGCGATGTGGGCCCTAGCGAACGACGCCACCACCGACATCAACGTCGAATCACCAGAAGGCGTCTCCATTGACCGTGGCCAGCGCTTCGCCCAACTACGCGCACAGATCGACTACCTGACCGACAAGTACAAGATGCTCTGTGTGCAGCTCGAAATCGGCATGTACCGAATCGAGATGTCCACCCTGCGGCGTGTCTCGCGTACCAACAACCGTCTCGTTCCGATCTTCAAGGAGCGCGAGTACGACGACTACCAGCTACCCGAGCGGTTGTTGCCACCTATCGACCACCGCAACGAAGACGAGAGCGGTATCCCAAGCCCTGCATGGGGCGCTTATGGTGGCTGGTAATGGCGAACCTCGACTGGAAGCGTGGCCGCTTCTCTATCAACTACGAGACCAATGAGGTCGAGGACGCCCTCCGTGGCCGGGTGGACGAGGTCGGCGACTACTTCTCGTACTACCGATTCGACCTCGTGGACTCCCAGATCGACCCCGTCTATGACGAGGCGGTTGGTACCGGTAAGCAGTACAAGGGACCCTTCCGCTGGCCTGCGTGGCACGTGACGCACCTTAACGGGCCGAACGAGAACACCACCGAGGGCTTCTACTACAACGACACTCTCCACATCACCGGAGCCGTGGCCCAACTGGAGAAGCTCGGACTCAGCCAGCTAGACGTGGATACCGGGGCATACCTGAAGGACCGCGTCGTCTACCCACCAAATAAGGCGGGCTCGAAGGTCTACCGGGTGACCAATATCCAGGTCCTCGGTCAGGTCCAGGAGCGCCACACGATCATCGGCATCGACTGCACACAGGTGAAGCCGGACGAGTTGGTCAATGACCCCGAGTTCGCACGTTGGTCCGCGCAGTAAATCCATGGGAGCATTGGAACTGCGCTACACAACTGCTCATACGACCTTCCTGAGGCTTTCTTCATGCCTGCTTTCTCACGTGCTCTGCACATGGTCGTATGCGCTATTGGGGGCATCTGAATGCCCTGGATCTACAACGAGGACGGGGCTCTTAAGACAAAGCTCCAAGGCCTAACGGTAGATGGTGGCACCCCTGTAGCGGTGCGCTTCCGTCTCCCAGAGACCGAAGTCGCGAACGTCACCTACCCGATGCTGGTCATCGACCACGTGGGCTTCTCTCCTGCACACGAGCGCGAGCACCGAGGCTTCGTCAAGCTCACGTACGCGCCCGAGGGACAGACACCCTGGTGGGGAGACAGTGACACGAGCATCACCCTCGCGGACAGCCCGTTCTACTCGGACTATCCGATCCCCATGAACCTCGACTATCAGGTCACGCTCTACGCCCGTAAGGCGATGCATGGCGTGACTCTGGTGCCGACCCTCGCTACACAGCCCTACCTCCCGCCCCGCTTCGGATACGTCATAATCCCACAGGACAACACGGTTCGAAGCCTGGATCTCATCGGTGGCCCGGAGCCTTCGACCGTCCAGGACCAGGACGGGAAGCGCCTCTTCACCTGGACGTACATGGTTCGGATCTTCTCCGAGATCTTGCTCTCCCAGGTCGAGACCTTCAACAAGGTCGCGAACGTCTCCATAAACCTGACGCCATATCTGGACACATACGACGCAGTCCTCACGCACTAATGACTCGGACCCTCTGGCAATACCTTCTTCACGAAAGTCAACAGCATGGCTGATTACAAGCGCCCAGGCGTCTACATCCAGGAGAGCCTGACTCCGCTAACGCAGGCGTCCTCGGCACCTGGCCAGGCAACCGCTGTCTTTTGCGGTGCCCACCAGCAAGGTCCGACCACACCTACCCTCATCTCCTCGTGGTCCCAGTTCGTTCAGATCTACGGAGGTTTCGGGGCGACCACGGATTACCTCCCATACGCGGTGTACCAGTACTTCAACAACGGTGGCCGCTCCTGCTGGGTCATCCGTGCAGTCGCGTCGGACGCCGTGGCAGCAACCGCGAACCTCGACGACACCGCTGGCTCTCCGGACCACATCCTCTCCGTCACGGCTAAGTCCGCCGGGGCGTGGGGAAACAAGCTCTCTGTCCTCGTCACACCGGGCGGTAGTGGCACTGACCACTTCACCCTTGTGGTGCTCTTGAACGGCAGTGTTGTAGAGCGCTTCCTCGACATCTCCCCGAACCCGGTCGATGCCCGCTACGCAGTGAACATCGTGAACTCCCCAACGGGCGGATCTGCGTACGTGAAGCTGGCTTACGTGTTCGCAGGTACGTACTCCTCCTCTACCAACGCGCTCGCGGCTGTGTCTACACCGAAGTCTCTCGCCACCGGGGCCGACGGCGCAGCGACACCCGACCTCGTTGCAGCGGCCGAAGAGCTGTCATCGGTCTCCGGCAGCTTTGACCTCAACCTCCCTGGCGTAACGGACACCACCACCCTGAACGCAGTAATCGCTTGGGCAGCGAGTGTCGGCAACGTCTTCGTTGTCGTGGACACTCCACAGCAGGCAGTGGGAGCTTCGTCCGCGACCGCGACCACCAACTTGACCACCTACATGACGGGTGGTTCGGCAGTCTCAGCGTCGTCCTACTCGGCGGTCTACGGTCCTTGGCTGCAGATCCAGGACCCTGCGTCGTCCTCCTCGACCGCCATGCGCCTCGTCCCACCGGGTGGAGCTGTTCTCGGCCAGTACGCCTCCACAGACATCACTCGTGGCCCTCAGAAGCCTGCAGCGGGTATCGGGACGACTCTGCGTGGAGTGCTCAACACCGAAGTGACGTTCACCAGCGGCGACCAGGACACCTTGGCGACGAACAACGTCAACCTCATCAAGGCCGTCCCTGGCTATGGCTTTTGCATCATGGGTGCCCGCACCACGCAGCCTGGGCTGCCATCGCAGTACGTCTCGGTGCGCCGGACCCTCATCGTCATCGAGCAGGCCTTGATCCGCCTCACTCGCTTCGCAGTATTCGAGCCGAACGGCCCACTGCTGTGGAACCAGATCACGTCTGTTGTGACGCAGTACCTGACTGGTCTCATGCAGCAGGGCGTCCTCCAAGGCAGCGTGCCAGACGCGGCGTTCTTCGTCGAGTGTGATGCAACCAACAACACACCGGCCGCTGTCTCAGCGGGATACGCCTATGTAGACGTCGGTGTTGCTCTCCAGAGTCCCGCCGAGTTCATCGTCATCCGCATTGGTCAGTACGAGGGTGGCTCCTCGGCGACCGTAACAAGCTGAGGTAAGCCATGAGCTACAACGTCAAGTCCTCCGTCGCTCGGATCCAGACGGACCCGCTGCGTAACTTCAAGTTCGCCGTCCAGATCGCGCTGAATAACCCGAACATCAGCAACATCGCCAACCTCGGCTTCATGTCGGTGTCCGGCCTCAACGTGACCACGGAAGTGATTCCGTACCGTGAGGGTGGCATGAACACGACCACGCAGAAGATGCCTGGTCAGTCCGACTTCGCGCCGATCACTCTCGCAAAGGGGCTCGCCATCGGCGACAGCGCGATGATGCAGTGGATGCGCGAGCTGTTCACCGTAATGCAGGGAACAGGAACCGGTGCGCCGGGGAATGACTTCCGTGCGACTGTCACCATTGACGTCCTGGACCACCCAGTGACCCAAACGACTAACGTACCGATCAAGGCTCGTTATACGGTGTACAACGCGTGGCCAACCGCCGTCGCCTTCAGCGACCTCGATGCGGGTGCAAACGCGATCATCGTCCAGCAGATGACACTCGCACACGAAGGCTTCGAGTTCTCTCTAGCCGACCAGCTCGGATCATCCTCGCTCTAACCATGAATCACACAAGGAACACTAAATGACGCAAGCGGTAGACGCGGACCTTGCAAAAGCCCTCGCGGTAGCGGACGCTATCACGCAATCGGAAGACACGTCCTTCTCTGAGATCGCCGACCCTCCCGGTGGCCATGTGCGGCTGCCGGGAGGTCTCGTGCTCGGTGTCAGTCTTGACGACGCTGTCTACGACGTAGAGGTCCGGGAGTTGACCGGCGAGCACGAGGAGATCATCTCCAGGGCCCGGCGTATCCCTAGCCCTGCGCGTTTCGTTTCGGCACTACTCGAATGTGGTGTGGTGTCTATCGGCGGAGAACCGGCGAAGAAGTCGGACATCAAGCGACTCCTCATCGGTGACCGAGACACACTGCTTCTTGAGATCCGCAGGGCAACCTATGGCGACGAGCTGGAGTTCGAGCGGGTCGTGTGTCCAGGGTGTGCCGAGATGCTCGACATCACGATCACACTTGACGAAGTCCCGATTCAGAAGCTCCCTGAGAGCAAGGACCGTCAGTTCACCGTGAAGCTGCGCAAGGGTGGCGAAGCTGTCGTCCGCCTACCGAACGGTGAGGACCAGGAAGCGATCCTGGAGGACATCGAGCTGACGGACGCCGAGCGGAACTCGATCCTGCTACGTCGCTGCGTGCTCCAGATCATCGACTCCGAAGGAAAGACTCACCAGGTCGCTCCACGACCATCCCTGGTAAACAACCTGGGCCTGGTGGACCGGCGCAAGATCCTCAACGAGATAACCAAGCGCCAGCCTGGACCTCGGTATGATGAAGTGAGCTTCACGCACGAAGCGTGCGGTAAGGAGGTCCCTCTGCCATTGGGCTTGGGGGATCTGTTTCCTTACCTGTAACTACCACTCGACGTACCACGAATACGGCATACTGTCCGACCTACGCCCGGCTTGGCCCCTTGATTCAATACGCCGGATGCCTGTCCGCGAACGCAAGTACTGGGTTCGCAGATTGACAGCTCTCGAACGTATGTCTAAGCAAGGATGAGCTTAAGTGCCTGGCGAAAACAGTATTCCTGCCATAGGAAGTCTCCTAGGCACTAAGCCCCTGCAATCAGCCGTCGACCAGCTCACGTCGGCCGCAGACAAGATCTCCCGTGCTGTCACCACGCTGTCGGACAAGTTCACCAACAGCAGCAATGGTCGACTTGCGTCCGTGGCCACCGGATCGACTCCGGGAGGGAACGGGTGGTCTGGCAAGGCCAACGGTGGCGGAGCCAACTTCACCGGGGGTCCGGGAGGTTCGCAGCCAGGAGGCACCGGCTGGCGCGGAAAGGCGAACGGTGGAATCTCCACCGGGCTGAAAATCGGCTATGGGGCGCTTACTGAGGCAACGAGGTACACCAACAGCCATCTCAATGAGATGGCTACGATGGACTACACCCTCAACTACTTTGGCCAGCTTTCCGGCCAAGGCCTAGGACAGGGTAAGAGCCTCTACCAGAACCAGCGCTGGGCCGTCAACGCGCAAGATGCGTCGGCAGCGATGCTGCAGACACAGCAGACCTACGGTCTCGTTCCTAACAGTGCTGCCTACCTGACGCAGCGCAACAACGTCGGTGCGATGGTCGGATACGATCCGACATTGACAGGAGCCCAGGCGGCTGGCGTGCAGTCTGGCCTAGCCTCCTGGTCCAACTACTACCGCTTGCGGGCCTATGGCATTCGCACGTATGGTCCTGGTGGAACTCCAATGACGGCCACCCAGCAGGCGTCCGCGTTGATGGGGCGCATCACTAATGGCGCTCGGTTCAGGAATAAGAACCAGGTTGCCGCCACGTTCGGACAGAACTCCGCTGCGGCGTATGACCTGCGCAACATGGGCTACGACCAAAACACGATCCAGTACATGCTCGCGCAGGGTCAGACCCAGGCCATCGGACAAATGAACGGCTACACCTCGTCCCAGATGGACAAGCTGATGACCGACTTCGAGACTGGTGGGACGGCAGCGAGCAAGGCGGCTGGGGCGAAGCTAGCGAAGATGCACATCGGCAACACGATTCTGCAGAGCCTGAAGACCAGACAAGCCGCGTCAACGAACATGGACGCCAACATGCTGCCTGGATTCAGCCAAGGTGTTCAGGAGGCCAACTCCGCCCTGACGGACTTCAAGAACGCCTTGAACGCAGCAATCAAGCCACTCACTGGCATCCTCGGGTTCGGTGCCGGTGCTGGTGGCATGGTCGGAGGTGCACTTGGTGCTGCCGGTGGTGGCCTTCTCGGCAAGCTCGGAATGACTGCTGGGAAGGCTCTACTAGGGCGTCTCGGCACCAGCGCGACCTCCATTGACGCCGCAACGGCAGCCGAAGGCGGAGCTGCAGCAGCCGGAGGGGCTGGAGCGCTCGGTATCTTGGCCCCTGTTGCCCTTGCCCTTGTTGGTGGAATGGCAGCGCGGAGCGGACTGAACACCCTCGGCAATGCAGTAGGTGGCAAGAAGCAGTCAGGCGTACGGGCATTCTTTGGCCATGCGATCAAGATGCTGGAGAGCGGAGGCAACTTCACCAGCAGCGACTTCACGAGTCAAGCAGCACAAGCAGGCTCGGCACTCGTAGGACCCAGCGGTGGTGCCTCGTCAGGAGGGCCTACAGGAGCCTCTGGACCGGCCGCTGCCGCGACAGGAACGCTCGGGGCTGGTAAGACACCCGGAGCGGTCATCAGTGTCGCTATGCAGTTCCTAGGCACTCCGTACAAGTGGGGTGGAGCTAGCCCCCAAACAGGCTTCGACTGCTCCGGACTAATGCAGTACGTATTCGCCCAGGTCGGTGTAAAGCTGCCTCGTACGTCTCAGCAGCAGCAACAGGTCGGTACCGACGTTGACTTGAAGTCCCTGCAGCCCGGAGACCTTGTGTTCTTCGGGCGTCCGGCGCACCACGTTGCCATGGTTGTCGGCGCTGGGAAGATCATCGAGGCTCCGCACACGGGAGCCAACGTTCGCATCCGCTCCTTCTCCCTCGGCGAAATAACCAACGCTAAGCGGATCCTTGGTGCAGCTTCGAGCATGACGGGCACCGGCTCCCAGACAAAGGGATCTCGGGGCTACTCCGGTGGGCTCATGGGATCCAACGGGTCGATCAACGAGGCCGACGCGGTCGCGTCTTCGTTGGCTGGAGTCTCGATGGGTGCCCTATCGAGCGGTGCGACGTCAACCAGCCCCACCATGGGTTCGTCCACCGCGACGAATGGATCCGTTCCCAGCGGGTCGCTAATGAGCATCCTCGAACAGGCCGGGTTCAAGGGCCAAGGTCTCAGCAAGGCTTACGCCGTGGCTATGGCAGAGTCGAGAGGTAATGCGAGCGCCTTCAACGGAAATGCGAAGACCGGGGACAAGAGCTATGGCCTGTTCCAGATCAACATGCTGGGAGCTATGGGCCCGGCACGCTTGAAGCAGTACGGTCTCTCCTCGAACAATGACCTCCTTAACCCTCTGACCAATGCCGAAGTGGCTTACAAGATGTCAGGGGGTGGGTCTAACTGGTCCGCCTGGAGCACGTACAAGAACGGCGCATACAAGCAGTACCTGCCGTCCTACGACTCAGGGACGATGAACGTCAGCGGTGACCAGGTCGCGCAGGTCCACAACAAGGAAATGATCATCCCCGCGAAAATGGCGGAGCAGATCAGGGCGCTTATGGCAGGTGCTGGTGGCAACGGTGTGCTGGGAGGAAACAGCACTTCCGGTGGCACGACCCTGCACTTCGCGGATGGCTCGATTCAGGTCAACGTACAAGGTGTCATGGACAAGAGTGCGGCCAGCGACGCCGGGAAGCAGATCGTGACCGCCGTCTTGAACGACCAGCGCCTACGAAACATCCAAAAGGGTATGCTCACCTATGCCAAGTAATCCGCCGTTTGACGACCGCATCTCACGCTGGAACGTCGCTAACGGACCTCGAACGCGCACGATCTTTGGTGGTTTCCATCTACCGGGGTACTCCGGATCGTCCAGCACGTTTGCGCAGAACGCGCTCATCAAGGGCCAGCTGTATAACACCGACTACACGTCGACAGCCGACATGTACATCGTCAACTTCTTGTACAACCCGAGCGTTCTCAACTTGTCGCACGCCATTGACGCCAACGTCCCCGACCCGCAGAGCATGAGCAAGGACGACCAGGGACTCATCATGGGCCCGTTGAACCAGAGCCTCAACTTCACCTTGCTCTTTGACCGCACATACGAGACGTGGGACTCGTCCTACCAGAATGACCCGCAGCACCAGCGGGGGCAGTTGGGAGTGTATGTCGACATCAAGGCGCTGTACGACCTGGTTGGAATCACGACGTCGTTCGATCTCCAAGGCGCGGCCCCCACTTCTGACAAGGGATGGCGAGGTGCTGTCACAGATAAGCCTTCAGGACCTATGAGAATGGTGCCGACGCGCGCCGTCTTCGGATTGGCTACGGGACCACTATCCTTCTTCGGATACATCGCCGACCTCGAAGTCGAATACACCCACTTCACCACCAACATGGTGCCAAACCGTGCAACGGTCGGTATCAGCATGAACCTAATGATCGACTCCGGCAACTGGGCCAACTCCAGCGCTGCTACGAGCACCGTCAGCGGATCTGGTGACATCTCAACAACAGGGAAGACTCGGGTGAAGGCTCGGTGATCGCCACCAACTCTCGCTACGCCAGCTCAAAGACTCAGAAGATCCAGGTCGCGCCGGGTGACGTCCGGGTCACCATCGTCTTCTCAGCCCAATCCGACTGGAAGTTCAACTTCACCTACTACCAGGTCAAGCAAGGGGATCGCATCGACCTCCTGGCCCGGTTGTTCTATGGAGATGACACACGCTGGTGGGTTATCGCGGACGCGAACCCAGACATTCTCGATTGGACGACGCTACCAACAGGCCTCGTGCTGAGGATCCCTAGTGTCTAACCTGCCAGTCGTCAGCGTCGTTGTGAATGGCCAGCCCGTGACGAACTTGATCCGTGGCTGGGATGTGCGCATGGGCTTCGGTGAACACACCATCGCACTCCTAGACATCCTGTACGCCGGACCCTTCGGCACCTCCGAAAGTATTCCCACGTTCGCAGAGATGAGCCCTGTCGAGGTCGTATGGGGACTGACCCCCGACGTACGCACAGACTATGGGTACATCAACCACCACGAGGTGGTACCTGATGCGCCAGGAACGGGCTCAACGAAGGTCCTTATGAGGTATGTGCTGATCGGCACCACGCAGCCGTTCAACAACGAGCACACACGCTCCTGGGCAAGCATCTCGGCTTCCTACATCGCACGTGAGATCGCGAAGTCAAACGGCATGCGCGCCATTGTGAGCCCCACCAACCGTGTGCTCGACTACTGGTCCCAGTCCGGAGAGTCTGACCTTGCGCTCATGAACGAGCTGGCAACAGAGTCTGGATACCGATTCTGGGCTGATGGCTCGACACTGTACTTCCTCGACCCGAATCTCCTGCTGACCGGCCCGCTCGCGAGCAACGTGCCGACGTACACGTACAACCGCCAGCCTGGAGTTCCGGACACACTGACCGAGTTCGCCCTCGTGAGCGGCCAGAACGTGCCCGGCAAAGGTATCCTTGCCGACCGGGTGGTGTATGGGTTCGACGAGCGGACGGCGCAGCCTTTCAAGTACTCCACAGCGGCGAACGCGGGCATTCAGACCGGTAGTGCGACGCCATACCTGCAGCAGGTCGCGACCCACCGCTACCTGCGCAACTACGGGCAGGCCAAGGCAGTCCTCGATGCGACCACGCTGAACAACCGAGATTGGCTGCAGGCTGAGGTGTCAGTACTAGGAACTGCCCACCTACAGCCGGGATCTCTCGTCAATCTGACTGGTACCTCCCTGCCAGGATCGTCGGCCGGGCGGTGGTACGTGCTCAGTGCCCGCCATCTCATCGTGCCTAGCCGCACCGGATCTGGCCGTGACCACAAGTACGCCTCGTACCTAACGCTTTCTCGGAACACGGAGACTGGATTGACCTTCACCCACACACACGATCTGACAGCTCAGCAGGAGACGATGCCTTGCCAGCTAGTCAACGGCATGTGGCAGGCCAACGTGCTGGGGGATTACCTTGTCTAGCTCGGGCGTTTACGGGACCTATCAAGGGACCGTCATCAACAACGTGGACCCTTTGGGGCAGTCGCGGCTGCTCCTTCAGGTTCCACAGGTTCTTGGAACTGCCCCGTCTAACTGGGCTATCCCGACAGTCCCAGCGCCGACCGTGCCAAAGGTCCGTGACCAGGTGTGGGTCCACTTCGCCGGGGGCGACACGAACCGGCCGATCTACGCGGCGGCTAAGGACGGAAGCATTCAGGTCGGTGACACGACCGATGGATTCTTCGTTCTCCCCACAGGTATCACGGCGTACCACAATGGAGCCCAGACGTTCGACCTAGACAGTCAGGGCAACGTCAGTATGGTCGGCAAGTTCCAGACCGGTATAACCGGCGCTCGGGTAGAGATGGTCGCCTACAACGCGGTGCGGCCTGGTTCATTCGACGGGAACGTCATCTCCCTGTATACAGGCTCCCCGAGTGAAGTGACTCCAGCACAAATATCGAACGGCGAGGTTAGCACTACTGGAGGCCAGGCACCCTCACTCACGCTCTTAACCGGTGTGTATTCTGGTGCGTCTGTTACAGGACCCGTACTAAACCTGATTGCACCAGTCGGCTCCTACACAGGAGAGATAGACATCTACGCTAGTGAGGTAGACATTGGTGCAGACACGATCTGGATGTACGGACACTTCGGCACCGGCACTGGAACCCTGACGGTACAAACGGAGACCGTGAACATCACTCCGGCCGGAAACACAGTAATCAGTGGGACAGACCTCATTTACAACGGCTCAGGCCAGGTAAACCTATTCTCCCCT